TATTGGCGGTCTTCCACTGCATCTCGTAGCCTTCAAACTGGCCGCCATAGCCAATGAAGGGGGCTTTGGGCGCCAGAGCCAGCATCTCGGCTTCCTGGCTGACCCAGTAGTTGTACATGCGCTGGGCGTCCTTGGCGTTGCGCACAAGGCCCGACACGAACATGCGGCCATCGACCTCGAACTCATTGCCGACGACGCGGGCGACGGGTATCCACTTGCCCGCCCACTCGCGTTCCTCCAGCACCTCGTAGCCGTTGGTCTTGAGCCACATCACCCGCTTGCGGTCGGCCTTGCGCGAGCGCAGCGGCTGGCCGAACATGGCGCGCAGCTTCGCGTCCTGCGGCGTGCCGTCGAACATCGTGATGTTGCCGGGGTACAGGTTCAGGGTGGACGGCACGTAGTCTACGTAGAAATACTCCGCAATGCGGATGGTGTTCTCGCTCAGCCACATGCTGAGAGCCTGATCACCGATGCCGCGCGCCAGGATCGAACTGATCGGCTGGGCGTCGGGGAACTGGCGCTCGTACTCGGCCTTCAGCAGGTCTTCGGTGATGAAGCACCACTTGGCGTCGGAGCCGCACGGATCCTGAATGGTCGGGTCCATGTAGACGCTGAAGGAGTTGCGAATGCGTCCGATCTTCAGGTCTTGGTCGAAGCTGTCGTCGCGGGTGTACTCCGTAAGAATACGGATGTAGCCTTCGCCGTAGACCACCTGGTTGTCGCAGGCGGTGTCGTAGGCCACGTCGGCGTCGGACATGTACTCGATGTGCCGGATGATGCCGTCGAAGATCTCGGCCACGGCCACGTCGGCGTTGTCGTCGGCCGGGATGACCTTGGGCGACGGCCTGTTCTGGCGCTGCTCGTTGGTCACCTGCCGGACGTGCTGCGGCAGCTTGTTGATGGTCAGGCAGGGCCGCGCGTTGATCGTCTGCCCCTGCACGGACCCGCGCGTCGCCAGCACGTCGGCCGGCCACTGCCACTGATTGTCAGGCGAACCCGCCATGAACCGGAGGTCATCCAGTTCATCCTCGCGGCTTTCGCTGTAGGCGGCGAGGGCCATCGTGAAACGCGAGCGCATGGTGGCGAGCAGGTCGGACTTGTCCGACCCGCCGTTGGCGACCTGCGCCGCGCCGATGATGCCGTCGTCAGCCAATATCAGCCCCTCACAGGGTCGTTACGCTGGGTGCCGCCCGTGCGGCTGGTGCCTGCCGACCGGCTTCCGCTGCCCTGCCCGCTGAGGCTGCCGCCGCCGCGCGTACCGCCGCCGCCGTAACCGCCTCCGCCGCTGCGCATCGTTGTGCCGGTGGTCTTGCCCGTGACGACGCCGAAGCGTGTGGCAGGCGACTTGGCGCGAGCCATCGCCTTCTTGGCCGGGCTCAGCTTCTCGTTGGTTACGTTGCTGACAACCGTCGCGAGCTTCTTGGCGGTTGGCTTGACAACAGCAGCAGGCTTCTTGGCGGCCAGCCCCTTGCGATAGGTGGCGTAAGATCCGGGGGTGTACTTGGTCGAAAACTTCTGACCAAGCATTTTCATAGCCGTGCCAGGAAGCGAGATCATGCCGGGCTTAGCGGCAGGCGTCTTAGGCGTCGAAGCACCGCCATAAAATTCATCGCGTGTGGCGGCGGTTGTGTCCGTACCCGTCCTAGCAGTAGCGCTTTTCATGTAATTCTTAGTATTGTATCCCTTAAAACCAAGCCCACCAGATACGTTAAAGTTTTTAGCCATTGTCGTGATCCTTTACTTGGCCGGCTTGCGCGGTGCGGTGAGTTTGGCTCGGATGGTGCCCAAAACACGTCCCATGCCAACGCCAGCGGCACTCGGCTTGCGCTGGTGGGCACCACCTGGCATGCGCTGCACGAAGTTCTTCGTGCCCGGCATGCCCGTGCTGACGCGGGGCTCCCGTTGCACAAAGTTTTTCGTGCCGGGCGTGCCAGTGGACCTAAAGTTCGGAGAAGCCATAACCTTGCGGGGCTTCTTGGGCTTTGTGGTGCCGGTCGTGGTGTAGGGCGGCAGTTCGCCGCCAAGGCGCGGGGCCATTCTATTTACCCTTTTTAGCTTTGCGTTGGACTGAATATGCGATTGCGGCGGCCTGTTTCGGGGGCTTTCCGGCCTTGATTTCGGCCTTGATGTTCTTCCGAAATGCCCCTTTTGAGGCTGATTTTACCAGCGGCATGTCACTTGCCCTTCTTGATGCGCTTCATGGCGGGCAGTCCGCCATAGCCAGACAGCGACCTTTGGGCCGTTTTGGCTGACTTTTTGAACGCTGCGTCAGTCGGAGCACCCTTGGTGCCCGGTTTGCGCATCTTTTCGCCCGATCCGGCGGCAATGCGGGCCTTTTTGGCGTGAATGTTGGCGTACAGACCCGGTTTCATGAGCAATTCCACCTTCTCATGGACGCCTTGGCGCGCTCGGCGTTCTTGGATTTGGCCACAACACCGCCCATGCGGGCGCAAAAGCTGGCCTTGCGGCCCTTGTCGGCGGTTGTCTTGGGGTTTGGCGCCGGGGCCTTCAGTTTGGAGCCTGTGGCGGAGTTGTAGCGGGCGCGGCCCTTGGCGGTGAGGCCAGCACCTTTAGAGACGGGTAGCTTTTCGCCCCGCCCTACTGACAATGACACGCCCTTGCGAGCCATTAGCTGCCCATCCAACTCGTTAAAACGCCAGACCGACCATACGACCGCCTCGGTTGCTTGTCAACGGGGGTGCGGTTACCCACGGGGTACGCGAAGGTCACCGCGATGGCGTCGGCAGCGTCGGGCGAGGCCAGCCCGCGCGCCTTCATCTCCTTCTTGCCCTCCAGGAAGATCGTACCCTTGCTGTCCGGCTTGATCCGGGGCGACGTCAGGTCGGACTTCAGCAGCTTGTCCGCCGGTATCGACGCCGTCTTGAGCCAGTCACGCATGAGGCCCCACATCTCGGCCCGCTTGTTGCCGTACATGATGGGCTTGACCGACTTGTTCCCGAAGTTGACGCCCTTGATCTTGTAGCGCTGCTCTTTCAGGCGGTCCACGACGCCGGCGCCCAAGCCCCCCTCGTCGATCACGACCAGTGCCGGGTTGTACTCCTCGATGGCCTCGATCACGCGGCCGACGATCTCCATCGTGTCGTCGCCCCTGTAGCGCTTGATGGCGTTCAGGTCGCGTCCCTGCCGGACGGCGATGACCGTCGCGTCCGCCCCGAACCGGGCCGGATCGACGCCGATGATGATAGGGGCGGTAGCGTCCTTGTAGCGCGGTCGCGCGAAGGCGTCGTCAACGAGATAAACGGGGATGAACTGGTCATCTCCAACGCTCGGGAACTCACCGTAGACCTCGACGTGCGCCTGAACGCTGTCAGGACCGTACTCCTGGATGATTTGCTCATAGACTGCCTTGTCCGTTCCTTCGACCGACCGGGCATCGACCACCTTGTTGCGCCAGAAGTCCCGCTTGGCGTTGAACGCCTCGTAGAAGTACCCGGTGTTACGGCGGGGGTTCGAGAATGCCAGCCAGAAGCGGTTGGGCGTGTTCTCCGTGAAGAAGCCCGCACTGACGGCCCAGATCGGGTCCGCGATGCCGCTGGCCTCGTCGAAGATCAGCATCACGCCGTCAAAGTTGTGGACGCCCGCGTAGGCGTCCGGGTTCTCCTCGGACCACAGCCGGCCCTCGACGCCCCAGTAGCGCGTGCCCTTCTTCAGGTCGCGCTCGACCAGTTCGGTGAGCCACTTGGCGGGCATCACGCGGGTGGCGCTGACCTCGAACCAGTGGCTGTTCAATGCCAAGGCCAGCCACTTGGTGATCTCGGCCCAGGTGACGGCGCGGAGCTGCGTCTCGCTGTTGGCCGACACGATGGTGGTGCTGCCGATGCGGGTGGTCAGCATCCAGATGACCAGCCAACTGACCAGTGCCGACTTGCCGATACCGCGACCCGAACTGACGGCCATGCGCAGCGTCTCGAAGTCGATGCGGCCGTCGTTGTTGCGGATGTGGTCGGCCAGTTCCTTCAGCACCTCGCGCTGCCACTTGCGGGGGCCTGCGAAGTTCTCCAGCGGCGTGTTCTTCTGCCCCCACGGGAACAGCCACATCACGAACTTGAGCGGGTCGTTCTTGAGCGCGGGCGTCCACAGGGACGCCATAAGCGCCTGCTCGTCCTCAGCGCTGTACTGTGGCGTCTGCATAATATGTCATTTCAGCTGATTTTCGAGCGGTCAAAGCAAGTTCTTCAGTTTTAAAAACGCCTAGATTAATCTGTTTTCCCTTGATATTTATGTAGGCCCGCCAGCGCATGTTGTTGCCAAGCCGAGACACGCCGACGTGTTTAGAAGACGTATTGGTTTTTGTCAGGTTCTGCATGTTTAGGAAACGTGTAGTAAGTCTAAGATTATCTATGCGGTTATCGCTGCGGACGCGGTTTACGTGGTCAAGTTCAGACGTCGGCCATTCTCCATGCACGTATAGCCATGCAAGTCGATGCGCGCGGTGGGTGACGCCGTTTACTTTTATCGCCATATAGCCATGGTATGTTTTTGTACCGGCCAAGCTATCTTTAGGCTGGCAATTCCGGTTTACGCGCCAGGTAAACACACCTGTCGCGGGGTCATACATCAGTAGACTTTTCAGTTCGTCTTGCGTTAGAGTAGCCATAGCTGTCAGCCTTTGCATCAGGTTGATTGGTCAGGATGCCGGTGCGCGCGGGAACGCCATCGGCATCTGCATTTGTAGCATAGTCTACGCTCAAGTCCAACA